TCCAGGGCGTTCCGTCCGGCGCGGGGCCGCCCGACTTGAACCGCTCCCGCGTCTGGGCGGCCACCCGGTCGCCGATGGCCTTCATGATCGGCGACAGGTTGCCGGTCCGGGAGGCGATCTCTCTCAGCCGCTCCCGAATGGCGTCCGCGCCGTCTATCTTGATGGTGATTTCAGGCATTTTTTTCTTGCTTTTTCCGGCAAAACGCTAATATTCTGATAACGGGATTTGTTGACACGGTTCGGCCACAGGCTGCCGACGCCTTCCGGTCCGCCGGATGATGAGCGCTAACGGGAGTGCCGCCCCGTCCGTGATCAGCGAATCCTTTCATATTTATCCACCACCTGTTTTTTTGCCTTCTCCGCCGTGGTGCCAAACAGCGTCAGTATGAAATTTGACGCGCGGTCGCGAGTCCGCTTCAACCCTACCCGATACAGCTTCCCGTTGATTTTCAGGAATATCAGGCGCTCCGCCGACTGCTGATACACTTCACCGGCATCGATGATTTCGGGAATCAGGCGAAAATCGTTCAGCCCAATGTCCGGGTGGCGTTTTACGTGCGACAGGAGCGTTTCCTGCGACATCCATACCGTCTGGGCTCCGCTGCCCAGGACTTTCATGTCCTGCGCTTTCAGCACGGCCACGGGAAACTCGCCCCGGACCGCTCCAGACACGAACCGTTCGAACACGGGACCCTGCACATATTCGGACAGCCACTGCCTGGCGAAGTCGTTTGGAAGCGTCTCAAACTTGTTGTTCAGCACACGATATCCTTCCGCCTGACCCGCCTCTCCGACGTTGTAGCCCCAGCCCTTGTCGATGCCCTTGGGTTCCCCGGTTTTCGGGTCGATGGGCGATTCGGGCGCGGACCCCTTGCCGGCCTTTCGGGCGGCCTCGGCTTCCGACCGCGTCGCGCCGGTCACGTAGCACTTGCAGCCCCAGCCGTTGGGCGTGTAGTGCGTCTTCCACCAGGGATCGTCCGCCGGAAGGGTCACCCCGTCCCAGGCCAGATGATCGGGCCTGGGCACCCGGCTGTCGCCGTGGTTGTATCTCAGGTACGGCAGCACCTCCATCTGCTCCGGGTCGGTGAGCTGCGCCCATCGCCCGGCGGCGTAGGAGGTCCGGATGTTGGTGCTGTAGATCACCTCGCTGCGCCAGTTCCGGCCGCCGTTGTAGCTCCAGCCGTGCTTGTGCACGATGGCGTCGAAGTCGGCCCGGAACTCCTCCAGCGTGGTCCCCTGGCTGATGGCCTTGTCCACCGCGGTCCGGAAGTCCGCCAGGATATCGGCCTTGGTCGCTCCGGCCACCATGAACCCCTTGGCGTGCTGATCCTTCCACAGATCGTCCCAGCGCCGCGTGGGGATGTTGAGCTTGCCGCGGAAAAACGCGAGCTGCTCGACAAACGGGAGCTTGAATACGGCCGCCAGTTCAGGGGTCATTTCGGCCTCTCGTTTGCGGCCTCGTACCGGCCCGCGGCCTCGGCAATCATCATGCCGCGTGCGATCAGCTCTCCCAGCTCAGCCGGGCGAAGATCGCCGTAGATGCTCAGAATGCCGTCCCGGATCTCCTCCAGGCTGCCGGCCGTCTCGACCAGGCGCCGGATCGGCGCCATGAAAGCCTCGTCCGTAATCTCCATGCTCTCTGCGCCCAGGCGCTCCGCGATCATATCGGCCGAATCGGGGCTTGCCGCCGGGGAAGATGGGTCTTTCGCCGCCAGCACGCGGGTCTTGTTCATCACGGCCGGATAGCCGCCCCTGGGCTGCAACACCGTTTCCCCCTTGGCCGGCAGCGGGATCTTGAACCGCTCGGATACGTGCTCGGCCGACGGGTAGAATCCGATCTGGCTGAGGTTGGCGTACACGGCGGAAGCCCTCTCCAGGTCCTCGGGCGGCTCGTGCTTCAGGGTGAACCAGGGCAGGGGCTTGTCCCACCCGAAATTGTATCCCACCAGGGGCCGCAGCAGCTGGAACCGGACCGTATTGCTCAGGGCCTCGGCGTCCGACCGGATCAGGTCGTGCCGGACCCTGTCCTGCGCGTCCTCGTTGCCCAGCTTGCCCGGCGTGCCCTCGGTCGTGGCCGTCTGGCCCAGAATGGCCTTGGACATCTGCTTGTCGCAAAATCCGGCCAGGGCTTCATAGATATTGTTCGTGCCGGCGTTCTTGACCGACTCGATAAACTCGATCTCCGTGCTCTTGGACACGATGCCGGCGGCGTCGGACCCCAGGGACTGTATGGCGGCGACCAGGGCGTCCTTGTCGGCCGGGCTGGCCGACGCATCGTACCGGCCCAGGCGCAGGGGCATCCCGAACACCTCGGCGAATGCGACCCAGTCCTTGAGCGCATAATTTTTAAACAGGTACATCCATGCGCAGACCCGCAGCAGGCCGGCCCGCGTGTCGTACCCGGACCGGGCCTTGTACCGGTGGTACACCAGCTTGAACGGCGGCATGATCTCGCCGTTGACCGGGTCCGACTCGGTCAGAACCCGGGGAACCTCGCAGCTTTCTGCCCACATGTCCGACGCGCCGCGCTCGTAGAACACGGCCTTCTTGGCGTGGATCCACTCCAGCCGGTCGATCACCGCGCGGCCGGAGTCTGTGCCCCACAGGATCTCGCACAGCGAGTACCCCTTGCCGATGGCGTCCAGCAGGTCCAGCAGGCGCTCTTCGAATGTAGCCAGGCCGAACAGGCAGTCGGCGCAGAAGTCGCGGATCCGCTTGTCCTCCGCGGATTCCGACCAGGGCGCGATGTCGTAGTCCAGGCCGAGCACGGCGTTCTTGCGGGTCTGAAGCTCGGAAAACAGATGGGTGTCCTTCTCCTCCATCTCCTCGAACAGCTCCGCCTGGCGGGCCACGTCTCCGTTGTCGGCCTCCAGAAAGATGGCTGCCAGCGAGGACGGGGTCAGGCCCGAAGACGGATAGTTGCTCCACCGGTCCCGGATCGTCGTGACGGCGATCTGCCGCGGCTCGGGCCGCTTAGCCGTCTGGATCTCCCTGCCGAATGCGTCATACAGTATGGTCATGATCCCTTCCCTATCCCTCAGGTCTCAGCCCTCAGCCCTTTAATCGTCTCAGCCCTCAGCCCTTCTTCCAGCCCTTCAATAGGCTCCTCTGCGCCGGTATGCGCCCGGCGGCAGACTGTCCGCGGGCTGCGCGAATCTCCGGCGCGCGACGGTCTGGTATTCGATCGGGCCGCCGCCCCATTCCTGGTGGACGGCGAACCAGGCCATCGCGCCGGCGACTCCCGCGTCGCCGTGGCGCTTTTTGTTGTCCTTGCCCTTGGTCCGGACTTCCGGCAACTTGGCGATTCCCCGGACGACCTTGAAGGCCCGGTGGTCCTCGATGGTGTCGGCGTCCCTGGCCAGTAGGATGGTCTTATCCTCGAACGCCGCCCGGTACTGGTACATGTGCTCCCGATACCACTGCTCCGTCAGCATGACCTGGGCGATACGGCCTGAGCCGTATCGCTGCATGGCGCGTTCGGCCAGATACTGGCCGTTTCCGCGGGCATCGAGGGCGCCGAAACGGAACCGGTTCAGGCGGTCGCAGATGTAGTTAAAGATCTGCTCCTGCTGCTGAAACGGGATGTTCCGCAGCTCCACATGGAACGGTGCGCGCCAGTTGGCGTTCTGCTGCTCGATGAGCGGGATGAAGACGGAAAGGTCGCCAGTCCGGCCGAAGTCCTCGCCGACGACGGAGTTTTGTTCCGGATCCAGGGCGGCCAGCAGCGGCTTGAGGACCGTATCGCACCAGTCCTGCACCTCGGCGAAGCGGATATGATCGTGCAATTCCGCGAACGTGGCGGGCTGTTCATACCGGATCACCGGGATCTCGGCGGACAGGCACGTCTCGATCAGCGCTCGGGTCATGAATGTGCCGCTGCCCTGACTGGGCACGCAGAAGAGTTCCTCGTCGGCGTCCTCACCGTAGGAATCTATCATGCCCTGTCGCCAGGCCGCCTCGGCCTCGGGTGACCATTCGCGCCCAAGCACCTCGCAGATCCGCCGGTAGAGACCGTCCTGCAGGGCGTCGTCAAAATCCACCCGGTGGAGGCTGTAGGGCTTTTTCTTTGCCCGGATGTCCTGAATGACGCTGTTGAATTCGTTCGTGTCTCCAAAATGTGTAGATATGACCCGAACCTGCCCCCCCCACATCAGGAGCGCCATCGCCGCCTTCAGGAGCCCGGCCAGATCGTCATGGAACGCAGCCTCGTCGATGACCACGCGCCCCTGCTTTCCGCGGAGGTTTGTGGGGCGGCTGGAGAGGGCCGTGATCCTCCAGCCCGATTCCAAGGTTATCCGGTAGCCGAGGATCTTCTTCTCTACGACCACGCCGCCGATCTCTTCCTCATCGAGCTCCTCGCATTCCTCCATCGCGGACGCGGCGAGGTTGTACGCCCGCGCCCAGTTAGCGCAGTCGCCGATGAACTCCAGGGCCATGTCCTTGGTGTAGCCGATATACCAGACGTTCCGTTTCTCGCCGTCGCCCTTCTCGGAGGCGTAGAGCGTATCGTCCGCCGCCTCAGCCCAGGAGATCCCGACGCGCCGGGACTTTTCGATGAACTTGACCTGGGCCTGATCCGCAACCCAGCGGACCTGGTAGGACAGCAGGACGCCCGTGGCACACCGCGCCTGGTCAAAATCACTTATGGCGCCCGTCTCGATCATACGATCCCCAATATTTTGCGCTTGATCAGCTCGGCCTTTTCGTTCGACAGGCCACCCTGCTTGGCCACCTTGACCACCTCGTCGGCAGCTGCCGTCGTCTTTTTCCGCATCTCGGTCGCCCACTTCTTCTGGTCCACGCTGGCCTTGGAGAGCTTGGCGATCATCACGCCCATCTTGGGCAGGATATCAACGATGTCCTCATCCTGGTTCTTCACCAGGACGTCGAAGGACAGCTGCTGGATCAGGCGGATCAGGGCCTCGTTCATGTTGCCCTCGTCGTCTCCGACCACGCCCACGATGGCCTTGGCCTGCTCCGTGGCGATCTTGATCGCCTCGCACTTGGCCTGGAAGTCCTTGCCGAAGCGGTGGATCGCGCTGCGGGATATCTCGAACCCTTGGTCGCGCAGCCACGACTCCAGTGCCGCGTAATCGGAGAAGCCGCCGGTCAGCAGCTTCCGCTCCAGCTCGTCGCGGATCTCGTCC